GGTGTTTCAGAATGTCGACATTTAATTAGTTATCATTTTTATCAAAGAGGGAACAACAAGGATGGAATTTAACCGAACACAAATTGGTGAGGCTTTTGGCGTGGAGCTAACTACCGTGGACAAATGGCGGCGAAGTGGGTGCCCGGCAGAAAAAAAGGGTCCAAACGTGATGTTTTCAGTTCGCCAGGTCAGCGATTGGTTGCGGTCCAGGGATATGGAAACCAGTGGCACCCTGGACCTGGGGCAAGAGCGCGCCAAGTTAACCAAACTCCAGGCACAAAAAGCCACCCTGGAACTGGAGATTTCACGCGGCAATTTGATTCCAATGGATTTAGTGGTCGAAACCTGGCAGGGCCACATAGGAAACGCCAGGGCAAAGTTGTTGGCCATGCCAGCCAAAGCCGCAGCGCAGACAATCGGGATGGATGAATATTTAGAATCAGAAGAATTTTTAACAGGACTAATCAACGAAGCACTGGACGAATTAAATAATGACGGATTACCTAAACAACACCTTAAAAGCATTGAAGCTATCGCAGAAAATATGGAAAGCGCCGCCGAAGCTAACGGTTAGCCAGTGGGCCGACGAAAACCGCAGACTATCGCCAGAGTCGAGCGCGGAGCCAGGGCGGTGGCGAACAAGCCGGGCAGAGTATCAGCGCGAAATTATGGACACCGTGGCAGACGCCAGGATAGAAACAATAGTTATTATGTCGAGCGCCCAGGTAGGCAAGACGGAAATTATTAATAATATCGTCGGCTACTTTATAGACCAGGACCCGGCACCCATGATGGTGCTCCAGCCCACCGTCGATATGGCAAAGACCTGGAGCCATGACCGGCTAGCGCCAATGGTGCGAGATACACCGGCTTTAAAGTCTCTAATTGCAGATAACAAAAGCCGCGCATCAAGTAACACGTTATTCCACAAATCATTCCCTGGTGGCCACATTACAATGACCGGCGCAAATTCACCCACCGGCCTGGCGTCGCGTCCAATACGAATTGTCTGTTGTGACGAAGTGAGCCGATACCCGCAAAGTGCAGGGGCCGAGGGCGACCCGGTTAACCTGATTAGAAAACGAACAACGACATTCCACAATCGCAAAATCGTATTGACCAGCACGCCGACACTAAAAGGCGCTTGCAGAATAGAACAAGAATTTGGCATTTCAGATCGACGTTATTACCACGTCCCGTGCCCACATTGTGAGCATGAGCAAAGGTTGAAATGGGCCAACGTGCAATGGCCGGAGGGCAAGCCAAGCGAAGCGGTGATGGTGTGTACCGAATGTGGTGGCGTGATTGAAAACAAACACAAACCCAAGATGATTAAAAACGGCAAGTGGGTGGCCGAGTTACCAGGAGGGAAGATTGCCGGGTTTCATCTAAACGAATTATATAGCCCTTGGCGCACGTTTGCCGATGTTGCCGAGGATTTTGCGGAAGCAAAAAAGAACCCGGAGACATTAAAGACCTGGGTCAATACTAGCCTGGGCGAAACCTGGGAGGAAGCCGGCGAAAGTTTAAGTGAGCATTTATTGTCGGAGCGCAAAGAAAATTATGCCATCGACGCGATACCGCCAGAAGTGTTATTGCTAACAAGCGGGTCAGATATTCAAAAGGACCGAATCGAAACTACCATAGTCGGGTGGGGTATGGATTCTGAGTGCTGGATTTTGGACCATGTGGTCTTATGGGGCGACCCGACACAGCAAAAAGTGTGGCATGAGTTAGAAGACGTTTTAACGAAAACTTATGACGGCCACCGGATTGCAGGGGCCGCGATTGATTCGGGTTATCTGACCGAATACGTTTACCAGTTCACCAAGCCCAGGAGCAGCCGCAGGGTGTTTGCAATCAAAGGTCAGGCGGGAATGGGCAAGCCATTAACCACCAAGCCAAAGCCAGTGGGACGCACCAGAACGCCCATGTATACGGTCGGAGTGGATACCGCCAAACGGACCATTTATGCCAGGTTAAGATTAACCAGTGGCGAGGGATATATTCACTTTGGCGTGGACTTTGACGACGAATATTTCCAGCAGCTAACCGCCGAAAAGATGGTGACTAAATACCGGCGCGGGTTCCCGGTAATGGAGTTTATAAAGACCAGGGATAGAAACGAGGCGCTTGATTGCCTGGCGTATGCTTATGCTGCCCTGGATAATTTAAACGTGAAGCTGGCCGCCCTGGCTGCAAAGCGCAAGGCTAAACAAAACGCGGTGGCAGTAGAGCCGGAGCAAACTAGCCCACTAGCTACACCACCACCGCCGGTGAAAAGAACAAAGAAAACGAGGTCGAGAAAAGGAGGGTTTGCCACCAGGTATTAACTGGCAGCGTTCAACGTATCGGATACAAAGGCGGCCAATGATTTACCATTGGCGGCTTGTTCCCATTTTTGTTTTTCTTCTGGCGTGCAACGAATTTGCAGCCGGACAGATTTGGTAATGTCTTTCGTGGCGTTTTTTTGGCCAGCCATGCCATGTGGTTTTTTCATTATTATTACTCTATAAAATCATTAAATGCTTTTCTTAGTTCGACACATTGGTGCCCATTATATGATTCAACAAATTGTTTAGCCTCGTTCAATTCTAAGAAAAAACAATTTGCTAGATCATGGCTAATGGCTTCTTTTGCTGCATCAATTTCGTTATTAGCATCTTTTAAAGAGTAGCACTCAGTCTGACCAGACCAGCCAACAACGATAACCTTTTTATCTTTCTTTAAAATATCATTGTATTCATCGGGTATTTCGTCGCCGAAACAATCAATAGCGTTTTGCATGGTCCACTCTTCATAACAAAAATCATGGACATTTGATGCCATTTCGATTAATTCCTGGTCATTGTTTACGCTCCAAACTACAGGGCGGCTTTGATGTGGTATTTCTAAAATTATTGTTTTCATTTTATTCCCCTGGGGCCGAAGCCCCTATAAATTAATCTTGTTTTTGTTCCATTTCATTCCATACCTTATTCATCAAACAAAGAAGGATTGTTGAAAGTTCTTTTAACTCAACTAATGAGCATTTGCCAGGAACCGTATTGCCTAATGAGTATGGTTGGCCTTTCGATGGGTATTGATCTAAAACTATATTAACCGGCGTCATGGTGTCAACCTCAGACGTTTTTGGCTCAATACAATTTAAAAACGCAATTAATCCAGGCTTGTCGGTTGGCACTTCAATTTGGTCATAGGAACCTAATGCCTTGGCGTCCGATTGGGTGCCGGTCCATTGGTTGTTTTTGCTTACGTAAAGTCTCATTTTATTCCCCTGGGGCCGAAGCCCCGTTTATTGTTACGAAAATATTTCTATTTCTGTATAAATACGATTTGGGCCAGCGTGGATGTAAAACTTTCCGCTATTTAAAGCACCCACTTCTGGACGGCTTTTTAGCCACTTAGCCACATCCTTATGGTGCTTATCCTTGGCATGATTCTTTAGGTCTTCTTGAAGGTCGTAGTATGTATAGCTGCTCATGTTATGCTCCAAAGGGCCGAAGCCCCGTTATTGTTATTGAATTAAACCACGGTTTCTAAGTTGCTGACGCAGTTCGCAATAATCGTTTTCCATTTCTGTAATTTTATCTTGATGGAATTTTTCAAATTTATGACCTTTTGGTAATGTTGCTAATACACTTTCATTTACTTTTACATTATCTACAAGGTTTTTAATGTCACATCGTAGTTCATACAATCCTGAGTTAGTTAGTGGGTAAGTAATCATAATATTCCCCTGGGGCCGTAGCCCCTGTTATTGTTATTAAGCGTTTTGATACTGTATTTTTTGAACTGATTGGCGAATACCTTCCCATCCAGTTTTTGCAATGTTTACCGATGTTGCGGCTTGTGCAGTAGTTGCTTTAATACCTAATTCATCGGCAGCAAATTCTTTTGCAGCTTCAAAAGCTCTTGACCAAGACGCCGTAAACTCATAAGAGATTAAAGCGGCTTCTGCTAACTGTTGAATTTCAAATTGTGACATATAAGAAGTTTTCATAATATTTCCTGGTTGTTTTTGTGTTTCGATTCAATAAACTAATTGTACTGACAAAATGAATATAGTGCAACACTTTTATTAAAAATAAATCAAAATAAATCAAAATAAACCGCGCTTATATAACACTTGATTTGAAAGCTAAATACGCCTATGCCTTTGGCATTAGATTAAAGGCGTTTTTTTGCATGGCCAATTTATTTGATACCGCGAATTACCCAGAGCGTGAACCCTTTACGCTAGTCATTGGCGACCGCTGGACCTGGAAGAAAGACGATTTCAGCGATTACCCATCATCGGCGTATACGCTCAAATACTCGTTTCGACTAGACGGCGCCGGGGCAACAGAAATTGAGATAACAGCCAGCGCAAATGGCACCGCGTTTAAAATCGAAGTCGGCCAAAACACCACAAAAAACTACACCGCTGGCGACTTTCCTCCC